AGCTTCTGTAGAGCTCCGCAGTTCAAGACCTTGGGGGTAAGCTTGACCCATGCCAAACCCACCGAAGCCAGTCGAGCTAAAAATCTTGCAGGGCAACCCAGGCAAAAGAGCCTTGCCTTTGAACGATGCCATAGCCCCAATGGAGTACGGATACCGCGAACCCCTACGCGAACTGGGTGTCGTTGGCAAGCAATTCTGGGATTCAATCTTTGATGCCGGTGAAATCTGGATCAGCATAAGAACCGACACCGAGCTTGTGCAACTTGTCTGTGAGCAGCTTGACCGGCGAGAGCTAATCAAAGAGCAGATACAAGCCGACCCGACTGACCCTGTTTGGTTTAGACAAGCCAACGAGATAGAGAAGCAGATTGTTGCCAGCTTGTCATTGCTTGGATTCACACCAGCCGACAGGACCAGACTTGGACTTGTATCAGCTAAGACCAAGAGCAAGCTAGAGGAATTACTAGCCAAGAAGGCCCAGCGTGGATAGTTGGCCACCGACTTATCTAACCCCTGTTGACCAGGAGAGCATAGATCGCGGTGATGGCAAGTACGCTATCGAGTTCACCGAAGCCTTTGGGTCTATCGGTAAAGACGGCGTTGCAGGTAGAGCCGGTCAAGCCCTAAGACTTAGACCTTGGCAACAAGAGCTAATCAAACTTGTCTATGCCAAAGACCCTGATGATGGCCTCAAGTTTAGGACTGCCCTAATAGGGATGCCTCGAAAGAACGGCAAGTCTGCCCTAAGCTCGGCTGCCTTTGGTCTTTATTCTTTGATTGCAGAGGGCATTGAGGGTGGCGAGGTTTACTCAGTTGCAGCAGAAAAGGAACAGGCTCGAATCGTATTTGGTGAGGCCAAGCGAATGGTTGAGCAGTCCGAGCTGTCAGAGCTTTGCACCTTGTATCGAGATGCAATCTTTGTGCCATCAACCAACAGCGTTTACCGAGTTGTTTCTGCCGAGGCTTATTCCAAGGAAGGTCTAAACCCTAGCCGAGTAATCATGGATGAGCTCCACGCTCACAAGGACCGAACTTTATTCGATGTATTCCAGCTCGCTATGGGAAACCGAGGCAAGCTTGGGCAACTAATTGCCATCACCACAGCAGGGCAAAAGACCGACATGACAGGACAAGACTCAATCGCCTACAACTTGTTTCAATACGGCAAGCGAGTTGCCAGCGGTGAAGTAGTTGATCCTGCTTTCTTTATGGCTTGGTGGGCAGCACAAGATGAGGCAGATCATCACGACCCCGAGGTCTGGAAGTCTGCCAACCCTGGATACGATGACCTAGTTTCTGCCGATGACTTTGCCTCGGCAGTTAGGCGAACACCTGAGCCAGAGTTTAGAACTAAGAGATTGAACCAATGGGTTAGCTCGATGAACGCTTGGCTGCCTAACGGCACCTGGCAACCCTTGTCTGAGGAGCGTGAATTGCTACCCGATGAGGAGATAATCATTGGCTTTGACGGCTCATTCAATGGTGACTGCACAGCTTTAGTCGGTTGCACTATCCCTAAAGAGGATGAAAAGCCTTACCGATTCACACTTGGGAAAAGCAACCCGAGGACACCGATGATTGGCGTGTAAACACCCAAGAAGTCGAAGATAAAATCATCCAATTCTGCTCAACTCACACTGTAAAAGAGATTGCCTGTGACCCCTATCGCTGGCAGAGATCTATGGATGCCATGCTTGAGATGGGCTTGCCTGTTATCGAGTTCCCCTCAACCAGCCCAAGCCGGATGGTCAGTGCTTGCCAGAAGTTCTATACCTCGGTGACCGAGCAGACTATGATCCACGATGGCAACCCACTACTCGAGCGACACCTGACTAACTCGGTTGTCAAGATTGACCGCTTAGGACCAAGAATTGTAAAAGAGCACCGAGGCTCACCTCGAAAGATTGACGCAGCAGTCGCAGCGGTCATCGCCTTTGATAGGGCAACAGTTGGTAGAGTAGAGGCTGAACAACTTGTCCCACAATTCTTTATCTAAGGCGGTCATGGGAACCTCATTACAAATAGCAGGTGCAGTAGCAGTCACCGCTGGCGTGGCCCTAATCTTTGTACCAGCCGGACTCATCATTGGTGGCGTATTCCTGGTCTTGTTTGGCCTTGCTGCCGAAAGGAAATAACTAAGTGCTTAACAATCTATTCGAGCAGCGTGCCATTAGCTTTCAGACAGTTTGGGGTGCCGGCAATGACCTCGATGTAATGAATCAGTCGGGCACAATCGTAAACAATGAAACTGTATTCAAGGTCAACGCAATCTTCTCAGCGGTCAGTCTTATCTCTGACACAATCTCAACCTTGCCAGTTGACTCTTACATTCGCAGAGATGGTGCTCGCTTTGCTTTTAGACCTAGACCAGCTTGGGTACAGCAACCAGACATTGACACAACCAAGGAAGCCTTTTATGGCTCGCTGATTGTTTCTATGTTGCTTGACGGCAACGGCTTTGTGAGAACTTTCAAGGATCGCCAAGGTCGCGTTGTAAACATGACAGTGCTAAACCCAGCCAAGGTAGAGATTCGCAAAGACAAGATTGGCTCAGTTATCTACACCTACGAGGGTGAAGGCAAGCCACTTACTAAAGATGAGATTATCCACATCCCTGACCTAGTTCGCCCAGGTGAGATTCGCGGTATCTCGCGCGTGACTGCACTCAAGGATAACTTTGGACTTGCTATCGCACTTGAGTCCTACGCTGCTAGATTCTTTGGTCAAGGTGCAAGCACCAACGGCATCATCGAGTTCCCTGGCAACCTAACACCAGAGCAAGCTAAGAACCTTGTTGACGGCTTCGATGCAAGACACAAGGGATTCAGAAAAGCCCACAAGACCGGAGTGCTATCGGGTGGAGCTAAGTTTGTCCAGACCACAGTAGAAAACGACAAGGCACAATTCCTAGACTCTCGCAGAATGGCAGTCGAGGATGTAGCCAGAGCTTTCAACATCCCACCACACCTACTAGGTCTGCCAGGCACAAACACATACTCGAGTGTGGAACAAAATAATATTGCCTTTGTCACTCATACTTTGAGGCCAATCGTGCAGAAGCTAGAGTCAGCCTTCACACCTTTGATGGCAGCAGAGCCAGGTGGAGCTACGGCCTTTATCAAGTTCACACTCGATGGCCTACTTCGCGGAGATGCTGCAACACGATTCTCGGCTTACTCAACAGGACTGCAAGCTGGATACCTAACCATCAACGACATCCGCAGACTTGAGGATCTACCACCGGTTGCAGGTGGCGAGATTATCCGAGTCCCACTAGCCAATGTGAACATTGACGCAGCCGAGCTAGTCGCGACAGACAAGCGAGTCGGCATGGCTCAGAAGCTAGTCAACTCAGGATTCGACCCAGCCGATGTGCTATCGGTCATGGGCCTACCTGCTATCCAACACACAGGCCTACCAACAGTCCAACTACAAGGAATCGCACAGGTCAATCCAGAGGATCCAGAAGCCGCTTACGAGGTCAAGTAATGATAAACCCAGCAACTTACAACATCACCGCTTACCAGGGTGCAACTTATGACCTAAACATGACTTGGAAAATCGCTGGCACAGCAGTAAACCTAACTGGCTACACCGCTGCAATGCAGGTAAGAGAAAACGCCAACGCTAGTGCAACAATCCTCAGTTTGACAAACGGCTCAGGCATAACCCTTGGTGGAACTGCTGGCACAATCGCTGTTGCTGTATCAGCCAACACAATGGGCTCTGCTATCGCTGGCAACTATGTTTATGACCTTGAACTAAACTCTGGCGGTCAGGTGACAAGACTTATTCAGGGATCGTTCGCTATCCAAGCTGAGGTCACTAGGTAATGTCCCAAGTCACACTGGAACTAACTGAAACCAGCACAAGCATCGAGGTTGATGAAACCAACGCTGCTGTCAATGTGACTGAAACCTTTACAACGCTCGATCTAGGCAACGCTGGCCCACAAGGTATTCAAGGTGTAGCAGGACCAGCCAACACTCTAACTGTTGGCACAGTCACTAAGGCAGCGGATGACACCGCTGTTGTCACAATTACTGGCACATCTCCAGATCAAACAATCAACTTTGTATTGCCAAGAGGGTTGCAAGGCATACAAGGAATCCAAGGCCTAAAGGGAGATACCGGAAACACAGGTGCTCAAGGTGCAAAAGGCGACAAAGGCGACACAGGCGATACCGGACCTCAGGGTGCCACTGTGATAAGGGTGATACCGGCGAGATTGGTCCTACTGGCTCGACTGGTTCGACTGGTGCAACTGGTGCTACTGGTGCTCAAGGCCCGACAGGTCCACAAGGCCCAACAGGACCGCAAGGAATCCAAGGTGTAAAAGGTGACACAGGTGAAACTGGAGCTCAAGGAATACAAGGTGTACCAGGTCAGTCATCGAGTTTTGTCAACTACAAGATAAAGACCACAAGCACTTCTGGTGATCCTGGCTCGACACACATTATTTACAACAACGCTACTCAGACAAGTGCAACACAGATAAACATTAGCCATCTTGACGTAGGCAACGATGATGTCAACTTGCTTTTGCACCTTCTAAATCAGGGTGATTATGTAATCATTCAAGACGCTAATAACTCAGCCAACTTCCAAAAGTGGCTTTTGACTAGCAACCACACAAGCTTTTCTACTTATGACACCTTTGCAGTTTCGCTTGATTCATCAGGTGGAACTGGCACAACAAACTTTGCCAATAACCATGAGGTCATTCTTGTAATGGTAAGAGTTGGAGCTGTTGGCCCAACTGGACCTACAGGCCCAACAGGACCAACAGGACCAACTGGCCCACAGGGAGAACAAGGTATTCAGGGTATTCAGGGTGCAACAGGAGCCACTGGTGCAACTGGCCCACAGGGTCCAGTCGGTGAAACTGGTGCCACTGGTGCCACTGGAGCAAAAGGCGATACTGGCAACACAGGAGCCACAGGTGTAATTGCTGCAACCGCACCATTGGCTTATGACTCTGGCACTCAAACAGTTTCTCTATCACAAACAACCATCACAATCAACGGAACCGCTGTCGCACTCGGTGGGTCCATAACAGTAAAT